GTCGTTCGGCGGTTTGACTACAAAGCGCTGATAAGTCTCGTCTGTCTCTAACTCAGGGTTGAAGCTGATCCATATCTCGCTGCCTTCCTTGCGGATAGTCGGGATCAGGACGTTCCACGAAAGTTTGCTTACGTTCGCAGCTTCCTCAACCCAGCAGATATCTATGCCTTCGAACGACTTAATGTTTGTTACATTGTTCTTTAAGCCGGAGAAAAAGAATTCTGTGCCGTTCTGCGCCCGGATTGAGGCTTGGGTGATCTGATAGAACCCCATAAGGCCGAGAGACTCGATTTGATCGCAAAGCAGCTTGTGGACAGAATCTTTAAGGCTGGTCTGAAACTCACGCGCACACAGGATACGCAGCGGTTTCCTCGCGCCAAGGATCAGCAGCGCCCTAGCAATGCCCCAAGACTTAGCGCCACCTCGACCGCCCCATAGGATGCGATAGCGGCTTTTCTCAGGCTTGAACAGGCATTCCAGCTTTGCCGGAAACTGTGCCTTGCTTATCGCTTCAGCGACATCAGTCATTCGGGCTTAACGAACGAAACCACGATGCCGGACAGCAATGGCGAGCCATCTGCATTCTCAAGCGCTTGCAGAGCCTTGCCGTCCACTCGGTCAATGATCTCCTTAATCGCCCAAGATTCGCCGTTTTCAGCCTCGGAAATCAGCTTCTCAGCGATGGAATGCAGTCTATGCGGTTCTTGGATAAGGATTTTGCGTAGCTTGTCATAGAACAATCTCTGCCTTGCAGCATTTTGATTGCCTAACGGTGCTCCACGTCCTTTTGTCTCAATTTCCATAGTCTTGATCTAATTAAGTTTTGTTGACAATCTTTGTGCGATTGGCTATTCGCGTTTAAGCAATTTAATTGCTTCTTTTTCGCTATTGGTCAATGATTTACCTTTAGCAAGTTTTTTCTGTGCGCTTTCATACCGCATTTGCATTGCCGTTTGTTCAGCAGCGGCTTGGTTTTGCATCAATTCTGTCGGCCCTTTGGCACGCATTTCCATTGCAAGATCAACAAATCTTTGCGTTGATTGCGGATCATCCGAAATTTCATGCACGAATTGGCTTTGATACGGGCCTTTAGAATGTCCCGAAATCCTTGCAGGGTAACGGATAGATCGCCCTGTTTGCGGGTCAAATACATTGACATAAGCAGATGGCCCTGCTGCGCTTCCTGAGTATTCCGCAGTCGCTTGAAAGCCTTGTTTATTTAGCGTGTCGGATAACTCATCTGCTTTGCTACGAATCAAATCTCTGCCTTTATTGGGCAACCCTGTTGTATCAATTACTGGCAACGCCATGCCGGTCTTGAACGTGTAGTTCTCAAGTGCTTGACCTATTTGCGGCTTTGCAATATCGGCTAGTTTTACCATGCCCTTTGCAGTAGGGCCAGCCAACGGTATAGCCGATCCAATCAGATCGGTCGCCAACATAAGTTTCTCAGCGTCCTCCTGATTGCGCTTCCACGCCGGATAGCGCTCGTCCATGATGGAAGTCGGCGGCATCATGTTTGCCCGCCCTTTAGCGCCCTGCCGAGCCAAATTAGAATTGAGAAGCTGCGCCATCGAGGAAATCGGCGTTCCCGTTGTCTCGACTGGCTCTACAGCGTCAGCAATTCTTGGCATGATTAAGTTTTATTACGTTTCGAGATGGCTTTGGCTTTAGCCTTGGCATCTTCTTTACTTGACGCGCCCCATGCAGTCAGAGCCAGCGCCAATCGTGTCGGCTTGCCCTGCTTTTCCATCGGGCCGGGCATATTGCCCATCCGGGCTAAGAAAGACGCTCTGCGCGGGTTGTCGCCAGCCTTAACGGGAGGTTTCAACGTCCCCCCGGTCTCAGCGTGGTAGCTAGCCCGCCCCTTTGCATTCAGCCCGCCAGCAGGGTTTTTGCCAGCTTTCTTAGTCCACGCAGCAGTCATTTTTTCTTTGCCGCTGCCTTCTTGACGGAGTAAGCAATCGCTACCGCCTGCTTGGGCGGCTTGCCAGCGGCAATCTCCGTCTTGATGTTTTTCTGCAAAGCAGATTTACTGGCAGACTTTTTCAGCATTAGCTTGCACCGTGAATGATCGAATAATTGATGATGACCGCTTCGCTGTACGAAGTGCCACTCAGGTTACGCAACGTAATCAGAGCCGAACCCACAGCCAAGTAAGACACGTAAGTCGTGTAAGCACCAAGACCGCTACCAGTCGTGTTGCTAGAAACGCAAACGACAATAGTGTCGTTACCGGAAATGAGGCTATTTGTCAGAACAAACGACACAGCAGCACCGCCAGCCAGCGCAGCGTTGTTCATCGTGATGCGACCGGCAGACTTGTTCAGCGTCACGCCAGTACCTTTGTCGGTTGCCTGAGTAACCGTACCTTGTGCAGCAGTAGAATAACCAATCTCTGCCGAGGCATAGCAGGTCGTGAATTCGGGGTCTTGGTAAGCCACACCAGTTGCGACGGAATTGCTCATGTTAATTCCTTTCGTTAAGTTTCTTCTACAAACGCGACATCCTTCCAAGACATCAAAAGGTATCGCACGTCATCTTCAAAATACTCTGAGTAACGCAGGTAATCGTCGGCACTAGATTTGCCATACGTGCCAAAAAACACCTTGTCGCCCACCTTTAACGGCATTGGGTCTTGCTTGCCGTTATCGTACTTTTGCCCATCACCTACAGCCACTACAGTTCCACGGCTGTCGGCTTCGTTATCCATTACTTGAATCACATCTGACTTAATGCGTGCTTCAGGCAATACTAGAATCTTGTCTTGCAGCGGTCGGAAGTTCATACGACCACCTCTAATACAGGCTCGACCTTACGCGGGCGACCGGGCTTGCGCTTTTCTTCCTGCCCCCACCATTCGCCACACCACTCTACGCGGTGCTTGTTGTAACTTTGAGGAAAACGGCGGCATTGTCCCATCACCTCATTGCCTGACAAAAAGTACGTGCAGGTGCTACAGTTATACACAGCCATCAATGCTCCTTCATTGTGTGGTTAGAATCTCTGAGACTGTTGAGAGTCTCAGGGATTCGCTTACTTCTGCTTGTATTCGGTACGCGAATGCGTATAGCACACGCCAGCAGTACGGCCCGTGTCAAACTTCTTGTCTGCGCCGGTCATGTCTTGCTTGCCCATTCCTACACCGCCACGCATCGGCTCTTTCTGTTCGCCACTTGCGTCAGCTTTGGCAACGCCTGCGGGTGCTTTTGCGCTAGTTCCGTATTTCATGTGATTCCCCTATGACAGAGTGAGTTTATACAACGTGGTATTGATAAGATCAGCTATTTCGTCAACGATGTTCTGAAGTTCACTATCTTGCGGCAACAACTCTCGGGCCTCGCCCACAAAGTCTTTCATAGCAGTCAAATATTGCATAGCATCGGTAGCTACGTGATAGTCCTCGCCGTAGCCTTTGATGCGACCATACTTGCCCTGATACGCCTCGGCAAACTGGTCGGTGGTTTCGATGATCTCTTTGTAGTATTCGCCAAGTGCGACGTGCTTGGCATAGCTACCCGGCCCTTCTGCGGCTAGGTGCATGAGATGGGCGTTCGTCCCGCTGTGCAGGAGGACTAAGACGAAATCAGCGACATCTTTATCCATAACTCACCCAAAAAAATCGAGGCAGAATAGCGCCTGTGACACCAACCTCGATAGACCGCCCGAAGGAGGGGAGGCGGTACAGGCTACACACTAGCAGAAAACTTTAAATCTGTCTCAGCCATTCTAGCAGCTTGATTCTGCATGACTAGCACTAGATTTTCTACTCCGGCTTCATCCCTCACCACAGACCAGCAGCCCGTCCACTTCTCTGCCCAATCCTCCTGTAGTAAGTTTTGTTTCCCTTTGGGTTGCTTGACCTCGACCAGCCATGTAACACCTTGCTTTGCCACCAACAAGTCAGGCACACCCCGTCCCATCGCGGCTAGGGACAGAACAGAACAACCTCGCGCCCGGAAATGCTCGACGATCAGGGAATGGTTACTATCGACTTTCGCTGCTCTACGCATTCAACAAATCTTTCGTCTGTTGTAACAATTCTTGCTCTGTCCCGTATCTTTGCTCAAAAGCCTTGCGCCAAGGATGCCGACTTACATATTCAGGACTGTTTCGACCACTTCTGTGATGAGTCGGACACAGGCATATCACAAACATTTCACCCGCCCGTTTGCTGCCACTCAAGACGTGATGGATATCGCCGTCGGAATGTTCCCCGTGAAACAATCGGCAAACAATACAGCCCAAATCCCTCACCTTGGCGTGCCACTCTTGCTCAAGTTTTGTCAACGTCTACCCCTAACGCGACAGAAGCATGATTCAGCCAGTCTAGCCATTCACTAAACTTTTCTCGTTCGTATTCGCTGGTTCGTCTACCAAGCATCACGATGCCCCCATAAAGCCCCGGAGCGAGTCTAGGAGCGACTTCGCCCTCGTAGGTAGCTGTAAGTATGTCCTTCCAGTCATTTTCGTGCAGGAACGTCTTTTGACCGTTTATCAGCCATTCTTTCTGTTTTGACCAAGCCTTGAGGATTCGCCATTGCGCCGCGTTTTGTTCAACGGTGCGCTTAGTATTCATAGTTAACCGTTGTCTTGTTTTCTTGTAGCAATCTAGCGCCGTTTTTTAAGTGGAAGTTCCTTGCCATGTCGGTCTTGGGCGACATCGTTACGATGCGCCATCCGGTTCTTTTTTGTATTTTTTTGACCAATGCTTGCACCAGCTTACTTCCTGATCCTTTTTTGTATGACCACACCGAATACAAAACCGCTTTGTCAGGCCATTCCCAATCT